TAGGTAGTGGAGACACAACCTTAAAATTTGAAGCGGGTGGTGATTACATTGTGCCAGCAAGCACAACAGGTGCTGACAGAGACAATGCTATTGATTTGGGGAACACCGCAACTCAGTTCAAAAACCTTTACCTCTCCGGCGGTGTCTACTTGGGCGGCACAGGTTCAGCGAACTATCTGGATGATTATGAGGAGGGGACTTGGAATGTAACTATAGTTAACGGTAGTTTAACACCTACCATAACCCTTGCGTCATATACAAAAATAGGAAATAGGGTGTTTTTAAGTTGCAATATATCAGTCCCAACAAATAGTGAGGGTACTTATATGGCTTTAGGCGGCCTTCCATTTGCTACTAATGGCGATAGCGCAGGTTCACTTGCTTACACAACGGCTACAACATCTGATTCTATCGGGTTGCTGGTTCAAGGCAGTACTATTTACTTTTACAAAGATAACACGCCTTACGCTACATCTGAATTTAGTAATCACGACCTAAGATTATCAGCACAGTATCAAACAACAGCATAACCCCATCGGAGATGCGGGTCGGACAGTCCAACCATCACAGGAGATAAACGATGGCACTAACAGAAGAAACAATCCAAGACAAAATCGAAATCGTAGGTGACTACAAGCACGTTCAAGTACGCACCGCAACAGTCATCAAGCGTGATGGCGTTGAGATAAGCCGTAGCTTTTCACGGCACGTTGTAGCACCTGACGCTGACATCACACAGGAAAGCGCAGAGGTTCAGGCTATCTGTGCAGCGGTACATACACAGGATGTTAAGGATGCCTATGCAGCGAATCTGGCGGCACAAGCGGCTGAGATGGCACCTGTTGCTGAAGAGGAATAGTAAATGACCAGAGCAAGAGACCTAGCAAATATTGCAGATGGGGACATTACAGGAACACTGACGATTGATGGTCTCACCGTTGCTGGCAATGTCAGTGTAGACGGCGGCACAATCAAGCTGGACGGTAACTATCCTGTTGGCACAGGCAATGTGGCGTTGGGTGATTTAGCTGGGAGTTCCATTACGACTGGTGGTTATAGTACCTTCATAGGAACAAATGCGGGTTCATATAATACAACTGGACAAAATACTTTTGTAGGCGGTCAGGCAGGTCAATATAATACAACTGGAACCAACAACATTGGCTTAGGTGTTAATGCTTTGCAGCAGAACACAACAGGAAATCTATCTTCTGCCGTTGGTCATTTTGCCTTACAAAACAACACCTCTGGCGCAAACAATGTTGCGCTTGGGTATCAATCTCTTAACCAGAACACCACTGCAAGTAACAACACGGCTGTTGGTTATCAGGCGGGGTATAATAATACGACTGGCGGCGACAATGTTGCTCTTGGAAGATTGGCACTATACTCATCTTCTACTGGTGGCAACAATATTGCCATTGGCGGTGCTGCGTTATACACAGCAAATGGGGCAAATAATAATGTTGCCGTTGGTGTTGAATCTCAAGCATCTACAACGACAGGTGGAAATAATACTTCTATTGGCACTTATGCTCTCTTTTCAAACACCACCGCCAGCAGCAACACAGCTGTGGGGCGTATGGCTGCTTTTAGTAATACCACTGGTGCAGCCGTTGTTGCTGTCGGCGAGGGCGCACTCTATTCAAACACTAATGGTAGTTTCAATACTACTATTGGTGTTGATTCACTTAAAGCTAATACCACAGGTACATACAACACGGCATTAGGAACAAGTGCGCTCCGCTTCAACACTACTGCAAGCAACAATACAGCATTGGGTTATCAGGCTGGGTATAGTAATACTACTGGCACTCAAAACTCTGCCTTTGGCGAAAGGGCTTTGCGAGATAACACTACAGGCGATTACAACACGGCTGTAGGTTCCAACGCACTTTACAACAACGGCACCACCAACGAAAACACTGCTGTGGGGCAATCTGCTGGTTTCGCCTGCACTACCGGATATTACAACACTGTTATAGGCTCTGCGGCTGGTTACAATGTTACAACCGGAGTTGAGAACACTTTTATTGGTAGATATTCTGGTCTTTACATAACCACAGGCTCAAAGAACTCTATTCTTGGACGCTACAACGGCAACCAAGGCGGCCTAGACATCCGCACAGCCAGCAACAACATCGTGCTGTCAGATGGCGATGGTAATCCTAGAGTTATTGTCGACAGCAGCGGCCGACTGCTTGTTGGCACAACAGTTCAGACAACATCTTCCACTCAATCTGGTGAGGTTTCTAGCGCTGGTGCTGTTGGATTTATGTTTAGTCAAACATCTACTGCCGCAAACTATGCAATATCTGTAAAGAATAATCAAACATATGTTTCTGGAACTCGTGGTTTAATAAATTTCTATACTGGTGCTGGTGGTGGTACAGCAAGAGGTTCAATTACTGTTAATTCTAGCGATGTTGTTGTTTATAACACGACATCAGATTACCGCTTAAAAACTGATGTTCAACCAATAACAAACTCAACAGAACGCTTAAAATTATTAAATCCTGTGAACTTTGAATGGATTGACAAAGGTGGCGCACGAAGCGATGGTTTCATTGCTCACGAGGTTCAAGACATTGTTGCAGATGCAGTAACTGGCACAAAGGACGCAATAGATGCAGACGGCAACCCAGAGTATCAGGGCATAGACCAAAGCAAACTTGTGCCACTGCTAACAGCAGCGTTACAGGAAGCACTAACAAAGATTGACCAATTAGAAACACGCATAGAAGCACTGGAGGCTTAAATGGACGAACTAACAGCAGAACAAATCGCACAGCACTACACAGCAATGGGTCACAGCGTTGACCTCATCAATGCTATCATTGCTGGCACAGCTATGGCAGACGATGATGCCGTAGATAAGCAGGACTGTGTAAACAGGAATGTTGAACATCTGGAGATTATGGTCGCTAAAGATTTCTGGGGTTCTGAGGATATGACTGCGGCTAATGCAGCTATTGCCGCTGGCAAAGCATACGAGGTTTAATTATGGAAATGAACAGCCTTGTTGATATATTACTTAGTTTAATTATTACTGGTGGCGCATGGTGGGCTAACGGTATGTCTAAAGAGCAGAAACGTATTGAAATTTTACTTAATAAAACACGTGAAGACTATGCTACACGAATGGAACTACGTGACGATATGAATAAGGTTATGGATGCTTTACACAGAGTAGAGGATAAACTGGATAAAGTATTGTCTAAAGATAGATAATAGTTTATAATAGAACAATTATATAGCAATAGGAATTAAATAATATGGCATCTACATATACATCTAGGATTAGATTAGAAAAACAGGCTGATGGAGAGAACCCTAACTCTTGGGGTTTGATTATGAATCAGAATGTTATTGACCTTGTGGATGAGGCAGTAGCTGGTTATGCGGTTGTTTCTGTTTCTAGTATTGCTGTGTCTCTTACAGCTAATACTGGTTCATCTGATGAAGCAAGAAAAGCATCTCTTGAGTTTGCAGGAACACTTACTGCAGACGTAACCATTACCATTCCTTCTGAAGAAAAAACTTATTTTATTCGTGAGAATACTACAGGTCTTTTTGAAACACGTATTAAAACTGCAGGTGGTTCTTCAGTTCTTTTACCACAAGGTAATACAGTATTTATTGCCTGTGATGGTACAGAGATTTATAAGCTAGAATCTTCTACCTCTGTGTCTGCATTCGCAGCTAATAATATTAGTACTAATGTTCTTACTGCAGTAAGTATTGAAACATCTACTTTATCTGTAACAGGTAGTGCTACATTTGGTGGCGATATGACTACACAGCATATTGTAGGAGATACTGCATCTACTTATGACATTGGTACAAGTGTTATTCCTTACAACGAAGTATATACAAGTGCAGTTGGTTTAGCAGATTGGGATATCTTTACAAGTGGAACAAGTTTAAAGTTTGCTTATGACGGTACAAATGTTTTTGCATTAACAAATGCAGGTGCTTTAAGTGTGATTGATAATATTACTGCTTATGTAACTGCTGTTTAAAGGGTAAGTAAATGGCTTTACAATCAAGCGGCCCTATAAGTTTAAGTAACATAGCTACTGAATTTGGTGGTACTGTTCCTCATGCAATGAGTGAATATTATAAAGGTGGTGGTTTAGTTCCTTCTACTATTCCTGAAGCTGTTACTGCTAGTAGTTTGTCTGGTTCATATGCACCTAATGCACGTTACCCTGCCATCGGTGGATATGACCCACAAATAAATACACAAAGTAGATTATATACTCATGCCCTGTGGGGAGACAATGGTTCTACTGGTTCTATGGACATGACGTTTTATGTAAATAAAACTGGTACATATAATTATTACTTTGGTTGGTTTATTCAAAACGCTAATACATATTCTGGTAATACTTATTTTTATGCTAATGGCTCACTTATAGATACACATAATTTATATACTACAAGTAACAATACTAACAGTGTTACAGGAACATTATCTCTTTCGGCTGGTCAAGCAATTAGAGTACGTAATGATGGGTTTCCTTCTGCGGGCTGGTCAGCACATACAGTTTATATTGGTGGTAGTACTTATAATAATATTTATATTGATTCAGCCGCCAATGCTAATATACCAACATCAGGTGTAATTTCATTTAATAATTTCTATGATGGAACTTCAAGTTAATGGCAACTAGATATGCAAATCTTAAATTCCTACCGGGGTTTCATAGAGAATCTACACAGTACGCTGAAGAAGGTAAGTGGTATGATGGTAACCGTGTACGTTTTCGTGAAGGTAAGCCTGAAAATTTACGTGGTTATGAAAAACATAATACAGAAAGTTTAGCAGGTATAGCAAGAGACTTACATATCTGGACAGATAATGATACTCGTAAGTTAATTATGGTAGGTACGAATGAAAGAGTATATGTTGAAAGAGATACTTCTCTTTATGATGTAACTCCTATTGTATCTGTTGTTTCTGCTTCTGATGTTTTCTCAACACAAGCAGGTTCAACTAATGTATCAGTTAATATAACTAATCATGGTGTTCAAGCCGGTGATAGAATTATTGTTGAGGCCGCTAGTACAATTGGTGGTAATATAGATTTATTAGTATCTTCAACTGGTGGTCCTATTTTCACAGTTACTTCTATATCTGATATTAATAATTTTAGTATTAATTCTTTGGTTACTGCCGCAGATACTTCTGCAACTGCAGGTGGTGTAGCAGTATCTGTTGCTTTGCTTTTACCAAATCAACTATCAAACAGTATTCAAGGTCTTGGTTGGGGTGCAGGTGTATATAATGCAGGTGTGTCTACAACTGGTGGAAGAGCGTGGAATAATGCTGCAGCTACATCTGGATTTACATTTAGAGGTTCACAGTGGCAGTTAGATAACTGGGGTGAAGACATTCTTGGTGTTCGGCGTGGTGGTAATATTTATTACTTTGATACTGATGCATCTATTACACCACAAAGAATGCAGCCTATTACAACTGCAACTAATGCTCCATTTATTACAGCAAGTGATGCGCCTGTTCAAACTAATTTTATTGCAGTGTCTCCTAATGATAGACATCTAATTGCATATGCTACTAATGAATATGGTACTGGTAACTTTAATGCAATGTTAGTTAGATGGTCTGACCAAGAAGACTTTACAAACTGGACACCTTCTATTACTACCACAGCAGGTGAAGTTATTCTTGCAGATGGTACAGAAATCGTAGGTGCTGTACGTTCTCGTAATGCAATTCACATTTGGTCAGACAATGCAATGTATACACAGCAGTTTGTTGGTCCTCCTTTTGTATTTAACTTTCAACAAGTAGGTACAAACTGTGGACTTATTGCACCTCACGCAGCAATTGACTATGATGGTATTTCTTTCTGGATGGGTGATAATAACTTCTATGCTTTTGATGGTCGTGTAAATAACTTACCTTGTACTGTACGTAGGTTTGTATTTGATAACTTTAACATGACAAATAAAGATAAAGTATTTGCAGGAGTAAACTCAGAGTTTAAAGAAATTATCTGGCTATATCCTAAAGGTAATAGCACAGAACCTAATGCATATGTAATATATAATGTAGCAGAAAAAACATGGGTATATGGAGATTCATTTTATACTACATACCATGATAGAAATGTATTTGATAATAGTATAACTACAGGCAGTGTTTCTGCTACGGCTGGTCAATTTATATGGGATAACGAACCAGCAGGTATTTATACTGGCGATGGTCTTCCCCTGTCTTCCTTCCTTGAATCTTCTAAAACAGATATTAATGAAGGTGACGAAATTATGTTTATAGATAAAATTATTCCTGACTATACTTTAGATACAGGTAACTCTGTAGAACTGTATGTTAAGACAAATGAATACCCTTCTTCTCCAGATGTTATCAAAGGACCTTTTAATGTTTTTGGTTCTACTAAAAAGATAAACCTAAGAGCCAGAGGAAGACAGGCATCTGTTCGTGTGTCAGGTACTAATGATGGTGCTTGGAGATGGGGTTCTGTACGTATGGCAATTAAACCGGATGGTGGTAGATAATGGCTAACTATCCAACCATATCAAGATTTCTTTTACAGAATGCAGACAGTGATGTTGTACAACAAGAACTTATAGCTTGGGCTAATCAAATAGCACAGGAACTAGATTTAAGAGATAACAAAGTAGATAGCACTCCTTCTACTAAAATATATGCAGTGGTAACTGTTACAGATATTGGTAGACCAAGTAGTGGCGATGTTGCTTTTTCTAAAGGTGAAGGTAAATTTAAAGGATATGTAAGCGGTACAGGATGGGTGGATTTTAACTAATGGATAGTGCAAAGTATTTTGATATGTTAAACAATGGTACATACATTACTAATATTAATAATGGTGTAGTACAAACAGATGATTATTTTGGAACAAAAACAGTTCAAGGTATGGCATTAAACCTTGGTTCGTTGTATAATAAGAGCAGTAACTTTCAAGCAGATATGACTAAGGCTCAGTCAAACTATATGTCTCCTAACAAGGTAAATACATAATGGCTTACTATACTAATAGACAAGCACCTCAATCAGGTCTTGCTAATCTTCTTGCACTCCGTGGTCGTCAGGGCGATACGGAGTTAGTTCATATGTCTAAGCCAGAGATTAATATGTTACGTAGTATGGGTGAACTTACTATTAATCCTACTACTGGACTACCAGAAGCATTTAATTTAGAAGAAGCACTATCAGGTATCGCAGCCATTGCTAATAAAGATATGTCTGGTAAAGAAGCTATGCAACAGCTTATGAACTTTGGACGTAATAAAATTGCTGAATATAACGAACCACCTGTAGAACAGCCTACAATGCCCATACAACCGCCTATGGCTCCACAAGCTATGCCAGTACCTCAACAACCTCAACAGCCGCCTATGCCCCCTCAAATGCCTATGGAAGCAATGCAGGGTTTACCAGCTATGTTATCAGGAGGTCGTGAAGTATCGGGTGGTGGTAGACCATTTGAAGGAATGATTGATGTGAATTATAATGGTGGTGATGGTATGTCTGATGACATAGGGTTTAAAGTAGAAGGTGACCCTGTAATTAAGAATGCACTTCTTAGTCGAGATGAGTATGTAATTCCTGCAGACGTAGTATCAGAACTGGGTAATGGTTCTTCTGATTCAGGTGCAGAAAAACTAGATGGGTTCCTAGATGATGTACGTATGGCAGCTAATGGAACAACAAAACAAATGAATCAAATAGATGGGGATAAAATGATTAAGGAGTTAAACAATGGCTAGTACACCTCTATATACTGTACCAGAAGATTATAAGTCTGGACTAGCGGACATTCTAAAAGAAGCTAAAAATATTTATGAAGCTAAGAAAACTCAGGGATACATGACATATCCCGGCGCACAGATTGCTGGGTTTTCTCCTGAAGAACAGGCTGCGATGACAGGTATTGCAGGTATGGTAGGCGCGGGACAGCAGTACTTTGCTCCTGCAGCGGGACTATACGCTGGACAGGCACAGCAGTTTGATGCTTCTACTGCCCAACAATATATGTCTCCTTACCAGCAAGCTGTAGTTGATGTAGAAAAACGTGAAGCAATCCGTCAGGCACAACGTCCTATGCAAGACATTGGAGCAGCCGCTGTTACTGCAGGAGGCTTTGGTGGTTCTCGTCAAGCAATTCTTGAAGCAGAAGCAGGTCGTAATCTTCAAACACAACTTGGTGATATTCAAACTCGTGGACAACAAGCAGCATTTGAGAATGCACAGAAAGCTTTTGAGGCACAAAAGAAACGTGAACAAACTGCAGCAACAGGATTAGCAGGGCTTGGAACTGCTGCTCCTCGTCAGCAGCTTACTGAACTTACTGCGTTGTCTGGTATTGGTGAAGCACAACGTGGTATGACACAGCAAGGACTTGACCTTGCTTATCAACAATTCCAACAACAACAGCAATATCCTTATGACTTGCTTGGTCAGTATCAAGCAACTCTTTATGGATATCCATATCAGTCTACTCAGCAGTATCAACCAAAGGCTCAAGCTTCTTCTGCACAAAACCTTGCAGGTATTCTTGGTGCAGGTGCTAAGATATTTGGTGGCGGTGGCTTTGGTTTTAATACTGGTGGTCGTGTAGCTTTCCAATCTAAGGGTGGATTGTCAGGTGCAATTCAAACTTTGTCTAATGGTATGATGGTGGGTAGTGGTGAAGACGTAACACCTGCGGGACAGGCAGAGGCTAAGAAAGATTATCTTCAAAATCTTTTAGAAGCTATGACAGGACAATCACAGGCTACAAAAAAATATGGTGAAATGTCTACAGAAGTTATGGCTGAACAGCAAAAACTAGCAGAAGAAAGACAAAAGAAACTGGAAGCTGCTTCTTCTCCTATGAATTATATTGGTGATTTGTTAATTGGTTATGCAGCAGCAGACCCTGAAGCAGGACTAGGCGCACAACTTGCGGGTGCAGCTACATATGCAGACGAACAAAGACAAACTATACAAGATGAAATAACTAAAGTTCAATCAGAACTTTTGGCTGGAAGGCTTTCTCAAGCAGAAGCAGAAGTAAAACTTGCACAGCTTGGTGTTGAATCAGCCGCAGATTTATATGATATTATGGGTCCGGCAGAAGCTAAGTTTCAACCTGAATCAGAGTTATTGAAAAAAATTGAAGCTTACTATCCACAAGGTTCTTTAACTTTACCAAAAACAAAACAACAAATTCAATCTATCTTAGCTTCAGCTAAAGCAAGACTTCGTCAAGAAGTATTAGAAAATCCCGGTAAGTATAAAGATAAACCTGCTGCTCAAGAAGTTAGAATTGCAGAACTTATAGATGAAGAGTATAAGAAAGCAACTGGTAAAAATAAAGATGATGTAGAACCTGAGAATAATTCTGGAACTACTGGTGCTGTAAATAATAACACTGCAGGTGCTGGTTCAGGTTCTTTATCAAGTAAAATTTCTAATATGTAATCAAAGGAATACTAATGGCTTTAGATTATAGGTCTAATGAATTTAGACAAGCATATAAAACTTTAGAGGAAGTTGATAGTCAAGGTCAACTTACCTCTGATGTTGCTCGTCAACTTGTTCAAGAAAAAGGAATAGACGTTACTGAATTTAAAGAAGCCACTAAAAAATTTGAATCATTTAAACAGCAGCCTCGCATTAAAGCTATGATTGATAGGGGTATTGACCCTACTGAACCTACAATTATTGACCAAATATTTTTAGCACCTACACGTTTGTATGGTAAAGTAGCAGAGGGCTTTTTAAACCTTGCAGATGCAGGAGCAAAAGCTGCTTTGTCTGAAGAAACATATGATAGAGTTAAAAAAGGTTTAGATGAATATATACCTGAAGAAGTAAAACAAACAGCTAGTGCTATGGCTGACCCTTACCACGGTGAAGGAATTATAGGAACTGCTTCTAAATTAACAGGTGACATTGGTTCTTATATTTTAGGTACAAAGAAAGTAGTTGATGTTGCCAACCTTGCATTAAGGTCTGGAACTATTGCGCCTCGTTTAGCTAATGTAGTTAATCGCATGGGTCGTAAAACAAAACTAGCAACTAAGGGTGGCGCATATGGATTGGCAGGTGCAATAGGCACAACAATTGTTGAAGACCCTAGACAAAACTCTGTTGATTATATTTATAATATGTTGACTGGAAATGAAGAAGCATTAAAAAAATTAGAACAGTATTCTAATGACCCTAGCAGTCCTGAACTAATAGATTATTTTAATGCTCTTTTAAAAAATATTGCAGTAGAAGTTCCACTAGCTGTAGGCTTTGCTGGTTTAGGTTCTCTTATACCTGCCCTTGCTCAAAGACATAGAGGAAGAATCAGTAATAGAATTAATTCTGTATCTACTAGACTTAATCAAATTACAGAGCCTATTGGTAAAACTAAAATTGGTCGTAAAGCAAAACAATACCTTACTTCTCGTAGAGGTACTGATGACGAAACTCTTGCTCGTGTTATAGAAAGAGAAGCTGGTTCTTCATCTGCTATGAAGGTTGTGCAGGGTTACGCAAATGATTTAGAAACATCTATTAAAAATAATTTAAATACTCAAATTCAAACAAATCCAAACTATGTAGAGGATGTTGTTGACCAAGCTTTAAAAGGTAATGAAGATGCTAAGATATTACTACAGGCACATTCACCTGAAACCGCACGTATTGTAGACAACATGAGACTTGAACTTAATAAAGTTCAAAAGGAACTGTCTAGTGCTACAGGTACAAGTTCAAATCTTTCTGTAACAATTGATAATAGTCTTGGAACTTATATGACACGTTCATATGAGATATTTGATAATCCAGAATATAAAAAAGAAATACAGAAAAGAGTATCTAAACGTATGGAAGGGACAGACCAATACGGTTTAGTTGGAGATGAGATTGTAGATAAGGCTGCAGAGTTTATTGCTAGACATAATAATGTTTCTATTGATGACCCTATAGTACAACTTGAATTAGAAAAATTAGTAGGCACTACGGTTAATGATAAGAATGCCTTCTATGATTTTATGGAAAGTGTAGCAAACAAACAAGCAATATATAATAAAGCTAAACCGCTAACAAAAAGAAAAGATGTTCCTTTAGAAATAAGAGATTTGTTTGGTGAAGTAAAAGACCCTGTTAAAAACTTTTCAAAAACATATGAAAAGTTAGCGCAGCTTAATGCTGAAAATAAATTTCTTGAGGATATGGCTACTACTCTTGAAACAAAATTTCAGCAAAGAGTAGATGAAATTATGGAAGCTAATCCTAATATTATTCGTCCTCAAGCAGAACTACGCGCACGTGAAACTATGGTTAATACATCAGATATAGGTACTGATGCTTTAGCTGCTATTGTAGGGCGTAAACCTTTATCAAAGAATGTAATTAAAAATCCATTACAGGGTGTGTATGCTGATGAAGAATATGCAAAGATAATGTCTGACGGTTTAAATCCTACATTTAATAATAAAATTCTTAACTGGCTGGTAGCTGCAAAGGGTTTGTCTCAGAAAGTTAAAACAGTTTATAACCCAGCAACACATGGTAAAAATATTGTGGGTAACTATGCTATGCTTGGTGCTAATGGAATGCTTCCAACAGGAGAAGCAGCAAGCACAGCTATGACATCTGTTCTGTCTACGCTAGGTAAAAAAAGCAATGAAGAATTAGGTAAACAATTAGCATTATATAGCAGGCTTGGGCTTACTAATTCAAACTTAGGTTTGGGTGAAATAAGAAAGAATATGAAAGTAGCAGCACAAGACGTTGATGCGTGGATGGATAACATTGCAACTGGTAAGAGTGCTATTAAGTATGCTAAAAAAGGTGAAGAATGGATTACTAATTTATATCAAGCAGAAGATGATTACTTTAAAATTGTTCACTTTGAAAAAACAAAAGATTATTTAAAGAACGCATACCCAGATATTCCTGAAGAAGAAATTATACAGATGGCTGCACAAAGAACAAGAGATATGATGCCTAATTATAATCTTGTTCCAACTGCGATTAAAGCTTTGCGTGTTACACCTGTAGGTGACTTTGTTTCTTTTCCTGCAGAGATGACACGTATTAGTAAAAATCTTGCAAAGTATACTGTAAAAGATTTATCTTCTGGTAATAGTGTCCTTCAGAAAGAGGGAGCAAAAAGACTTGGCGGTATGACTATTGTTGGTTCTGCACCTGCGGTTGCTGCCGCAGCTTCACGTGCTATCTATGATATAGATGAAGAACAAGCACAGGCTTTAGATATGGCTGGTCCAACTTATGAAGTTGGTGTTGATAAAATTTATCTAAGTCCTATTAATAAAGATAAAAATAATCATTGGGGTGTAGACTATGTAAACGTAGGCTCTTGGGACCCCTTTAGTTATATTAAATCTTTTGCAAAAAATACACATGATTTAATTATGATGGGTACTGGAACAGACCCAGAAAGAACTAGTTATGAATTTAATAAAACAGCCACTGCTTTAATAGACCAAACTATTAGTCCTTTCCTTGGTCCTTCTATGCTTACAGACGCATTGCTGGACTTGGCTTCTGGTAAAGACTATAGTGATGAGCCTACATTAGAAGGTAAACTTCAAAAGATAGGAAGAGGTGCTATTGATATCGTTGACCCCGGCTTTTATAAATGGTGGGAACGTAGAAAAGATTATGAGCGTAGTGGCATGACAGATTATTATTCTACTATTCCAGAAAGTGCAACTGAATTAGAAGCGTTACTTGGATTAAAAACACAACGTGCTGATATTTCAAACGGTATGAGATTTAATTTTAATAAAGAGTTTAATAATGTGTATGCATCACAAAGTCAAATGGACGAATCTCTTAAAACGCCAAACGCAACTGAAGATGAAATAATGAATAACTTTAAAGATGCACAAAGGGTTCGTCTTGAAGGTTTTAAAAACATAAAAGATATGTTAGAATTATATAAGACTTTAGGTTTAAATGAAGAAGATATCATTGATGCTATTACAATTAATGATAGAAAAAACTATTCAGGTTTTAAAGCAGAGATTGTTTCTGGTGCAAACGAAAATATATTTATACCATATATGCCAAAAGAAACTCCCGAAATGTATATAAATCAATTGCCAGTTCCTTGGGAAAGAATGTTAAATGGATATGAAATGTTAAATGGAGAGAGGCTAGACTAATGGCTAAGAAGAAACAGGACACCAAAGGATTGGCAGGGGTAGTTAATAAAGTACCTCGTACTATTGATATAGACGGTACTTTACATATGTTGGCATGGATTACACCTGAAGAAGGTAAGACACTAAAAGACTTAGGTGGTTCAGGTACACTTGGTCCTATGGGTATTCCTTCTTATAACCCTAATGAAGATAGAGCCAATGAAGAAAGCCGTGGTTCTACAGGTGGTCATGCAGGTGATACTGATACATCAGATGCCGAAACAGATGACCCAGATACACGTGGTGATGTAAGTGATAGCTATCGGGGTAGTGTGGGTCCGGGATTTGGTAGCTATGAAGGTGGTGCGTATGAAGGAGATACCGGAAGAGAAGGGCGTTCATATGCAGATACTAGCTACGCTTTCCAAGATAAAGGAAGAGATAGAATGTATGGCGGTGCTACTAAAGCACAGCTTGAGGAACTAGCTAGTCGTGATTCAATGTTGTCTAATAAAATACAAGAACAGATAAAAGCTGGTAATGTCTATGACTATGTAGTAGACCCTAAGACAGGAAATATTGCAGGTGTAACACATAAAAATACTGGTATGCTTGGTAAAATAGGCAATACACTTACAGGATTACTTGGTATAGATGACTTGGTTCTTGGTGATAGAGTATACACAGGTCGTTCAGACTTAGACCCTTTTAATTTAGATGGTGGTCGTGATGATGGAGATAATTCAGAAAAAGAAAGTGCTATCAAGTCAGTAGTAGAAGAGATTAAACCTGTCGTTACAGCTACTGATGCTTACTATAGTAGGGGTGTAGGTACAGGAACACTTGATGTAACTGACCCATCAAACATTGCTAAGTATCTTCTTCAAGTAGGTGGTCAGGGTATTGGTGGTCAAACTCCTAGCCCTATTGGTGCAACCTATGACCCTGTTAAGAAGGTATATACTTTGCCAGATGGTACTCAGATTGATGCAGTAACCGGACGTAAGAAAAGACTATCAGGACTTGAAATATTTAGAGCAACCTAATGTCAGTTGAAGTTCCAGATAAAGTTACATACCAAAAGAACAGAAGGTATATGGCGTGGTTAGCATTAGGTATGATGTTAATCACTACGATAGCGGTGTTAATTGTACCGGACCGCTTTGAAAAGGCAGAGGCCATACTGATGATGATGTATGGTTCTCTGTCTGCTCTTGTCGCTGCATACTTTGGTTTCTCTCAGTCTTCTTCTGTAAGCACAGGGATTAGAAAATGAAATATAATTCTTCTCACTTCTTAGATAAACTAGTAGAACATGAAGGACTTGTCCTTACTGTATACAAAGATACTCTAGGTATAGACACTATAGGTATTGGTCGTAATCTAAAAGACCGTGGTATTAGTAAAGAAGAACTGGACTACATGGACATACCTAATATGGATGTTGTCTACGAACATGGTATCACAGAAGCAGATGCACGTTACCTAGCACTGAATGACATTGCCATTGTAGAGAATGAACTGTGTCGTGTACATTCTTGTGTAGAAAATTTAGATAGTGTAAGACAGTTAATCTTAATGGACATGGCATTTAATATGGGTGTACCAAGACTGTGTAAGTTTGTAAAGATGTGGAATGCTATCCATGAAGAAAACTTTGAAGCTGCATCTAGGGAGATGTTAGATTCTAGGTGGGCTAGACAAGTGGGTGGAAGAGCAAGAAAACTTTCAGACGCTATGAAGGCGGGAGAGTTTTAATGATACCTTATACAGAAGAAGAGTGGGAGTGGTTAAATGTCAGTTAGTCAATCAATAACTAGGGTTGGTAAAAACGAACCTTTTGAATTACAGATATCTCGTGGTCAAATTCTTAACCATGAAGTCCGTAATATCTTTGGTTGGCAATCTTCTGTCACAACAGCATTCATACCCTTATGGGAAAATGCTACTGCTTATACCTATCCTTCTTCAGCATTACCAATGACTGTAACATCTGCTTCCGCATCAGATGATGGAGGAACAATTACTATTATTGGTTTGGATATAAACTACAATGTAATATCTGAAACAGTAACTTGTGATAATGCTTCAGCACCTGTAACAACTAAAGGTTTCTTTAGAATTAATGATGTTATCTTTTCAAAATCTACAGGAGTAAATGTAGGTTTAATTACTATTTCTAATGGTGCTACAACATATGCTAAAATAGCTGCAGGTGTGGGTCGTAATCAAGCAAGTGTTTATACTGTACCTGCTGGACACTGTTTTTATTTATACCGTATTGATGCTTTTTCTAATGATAGCACTGCGTCAAAGCCCGGATTGTTTAGAAACTTTGTTCAAAATTCTAATGGTTCTGTATATGTCGTGGCAAGAACTACCTTTAGTGGTAACATGAATATTCAAAGACGAATACCTTTTAAGTATAATGAAAAAACAGATATACAATTCCAGCTTAGTACTTTATCAGGAACCCATGAGATGAATGTCTTTGGTGAAGGTGTTGTTGTACAGGAATCTTATGACTAATGTTTGGACAAGTATTACAAGTAACAGGAGAAGCCCATGTTAAACCTTCTAATAGGACCCATTGCAGAATTAGCAGGTACTTGGTTGAAAGGTTCTGTCGAAACATCAAAGGCAAAGACAGACGCAAAGGTAGCCCAAGCTAAAGCTGAAGCAGTGGTCATGCAGAAGAAGGCCACTGGTGAAATTGATTGGGACTTAAAGATGGCAGATGCCACTGTGTCTTCTTGGAAAGACGAATGGCTTACGCTGATTTTCTCAGCACCATTGATACTTAGTTTCTGTGGGGATTGGGGCAGGACAATTGTAGCAGAGGGCTTTGCAGCACTGTCTACTATGCCGGATTGGTATCAGTATACACTAGGCGTCATTGTCGCTGCCAGCTTCGGCGTCCGTAGTGCTAGTAAGTTCTTCGGTAAGAAGTAATTGTACTTCTTCTTCCTCTTGATATTCTTCTATATCTTCTTCAAACTTTTCGGGAAACGCTTCGGCAAGTAGTTCAAATACTTTCTCAAACCCTATCACCTGCATTGTATTTATAATCTCTGCTTCCAGAGTTTCAGGTGTAGCATCCCCCTCATCTGAATTGTTACCCCGGACACGGCTCAATAACTCAAGGGCTTTTAAAGCTACTGCTCCGTGTCCGGCGTTCCTAGCAGTTTCATACTGCTTCTCAATCTCTGAGATAACATCTACATCTGTGCTAATCTCATTGGTGAGTTCTTGGATTCTTTCTTGAATCCGTTCATCTTGAAGTAATCTGTACCCTTGATTGTGTGCAGATGCCTCGCTATATCCTGCTGCCGCTGCAGCCCTCGTAGCATTACGGTGCAGGATATATGCTTGGCAAAACTTCTCTTGCTTTTCTTTAAGCTGCGTCATTCATTAACTCTTGGTAATGCTTTTCTTGTCCACGTTTAGAGTTTTCAAATACTGCTTGAACCAGGGACAACTTACCATGAATGGTAATGCCCATGTCAAGTTCCATATTATCAAATAGCTTCTCACAATCTTGTGCCATAGCTAGTAGTTCTCCTGTAGTCCAGAACTTATGACCGCCTGTTTCAACTTGGAAATACTTAGGTTTCTTTTGACCATCACCAGAATCCATAGTCTGTTTCTTCATGTCATCTGTAATGTTATCAACAGAACAATCGAAACCAAACAGTTCAAAGTTTCTGAACCCCATGATATGGGCAATGGAAATTGTACGCATAGCTGCACAAGTACCGCCTGTAATAAGAACAGAACCCTCTTCAACACCTGTGTCTTTAGCCACAACAAGCTTGTCCTTTACCTCAGTATCTCTGATGGCATCTGAATATGCTTGCCAACCTTTTACATTTACTTTCTTTTTAAGTAAGTATTTTGTAACAGATGGGTCAGTCATTGATGCAACAAGGAAGATTGTTTCTTTGTCTACCTTCTTAAACAAGTCCTTACGTTTAACATCATGTGTACTGATGCCATCAATAGGCCGTGGGTCTAGGATAACACAAGCATAAGGTTGGATACCTGCTTCAAGTAGTTTAGGATAGCTATGCTTAACGCAGAATACTTTATTGTTTGTATTCTTAATCCTTTCCTTTAGTAGTTTAAAGTCTGTGCTTCCTCCACCAGACACGATAATCGCTGTCTCATTATTAACCTTACTACTTTTAATAAAGTTAAAATCTTTAATGAGTTTTTTATTTGTTTTAATATTATTAATAATCTCTTCTTTGGGTCTTGAATCTTTAGGCTTAACCAAGATGGGCATACGTGTTAGTTCTTCTGGTAAAGCAGATAGTCCTTTCTTCATAGCAACAAAGGCTAGGTGAGTAACACCGCCACCTTTGACACCATCAATAGATGGAAGAATTACTTTACCAAAGGCAGAAATTTCTTTAATGAGTTTATTAACACCAAGGTTATCTTCATGTGGTAGGTTTCCATTACTGTCTTCTGTAAAGTAATCATCAAAGACAAGAACAGGGATATGCTTTAGGTTATCAAAGTCTGACTTAACTGTTTCGTATGAATGCCCACCATCAATGTAAGCAAAGTCTGCTTCATTAACAGATGAACAAATAGGTAGTGTTTCTTTTGTATCGCCCTTGTATAACTCAAAGCTAAATGTTTTACCTGTCTTATTCATAACCTGTGCAAACTCAGACAGTCTAAACTTAACTGCTTCCATCATGTTATGAGGTTTAGAGTTCATCTCATACTTATCTAGTTCTTCTGTCGCTTCTTCAAACAAATCAAAGCCAATGTAATGTACCTCATCTGTATGTTCAAACGCAGCCAGTGCCATTTCAATTGCTCGTCCACCATTCCAAGTACCTGTTTCAACAATAGTACTAGGTTTGTAATGCTGTACAATCTTAGCCAACTGCTTGTAACGCTTTGGTCCTGTTACATCAGGTGCTACCTTAGTCTTGCTTAGTTCTTTCTTACGTTGTCCTTTGAAGTGGTCAAAGTATTCAGACAAAGGAGACTGAGCAAAGGCAGCAAGACCTTTAACATTAGGTGAAAGGTTATGTACTTCCATACCATGTGCTTTGTAGATATTAAGTAGTCGTTCAAAGATAAATCCATCATGCCATTCACGATAAGCAACTACCTCCCCAATAGTGTAAGCACCTCTAAGGTCAGCAAGGAGGCTACAAGTATTATGAACGCCCAAGTTAAAGCCCATGAAACTTGTTTCGCTATAGTCTGCATCTGTTCTTCCTAAGTGTACTAAGTCTGCTGCATCCGGCAACCAGCTTTTTAATTGTCCAACATCAAGTCGTTTGGTTGCAACGGTATCTGCATCTAACCAAATCATCCAGTTATTTTCTTTGTCTTCATCCATCATCTCAAAGGCAAGGTCAGTCATTGCATATACTTTATGACACCACTTGATTGCATCAAGTCGCCAGTTGTACGGCATCTTACCACCTTCAGTACCATCGTGAAGCTTCATACGCTCACGGTACTCAACCATCTCTGTCACATCATTTAGATTCCGATAGCTAATAGTATCGCAAGTAGGGGGAGATAAATCCTCAAGAACGAAATCGTGATAATATGCAATGAGTTTAAAATGTTTTGGGTTCCACTTCTCTTTAATACTTTCAAGCATATGCTTCGCATAACTGTGATAACCCTCCTCACTGAATGATGTTACAAATGTATACATTAAAAAACCTCTCTTAAAATTTTGTCCATATAAATGGTACTGTGTAATGCTTGCCACTCACCAGCATAGCTGGCATCTGAAACTCTCTTTGGTTCCCAATCACTAAACCAAGGACCACCTGTTGTAAAGTGTACGTTCTTAGGTTTAATAATATCAGATGACCAACCATCCAACCAGTTCCATTCTTCGTTTACTCCACCAATGTCTTCGTCCTTCAGCCACTCAAAGCCATGAAGCCATCCACCAGTTTTTACATTCACATCATCCACTGTTAGATTAAGGTTAGCAGGATGTGAACAATTCCAAAGGACAAAACTAGACCAGTTCTTACGATTGTATTTTTGTTGTACCTGTCCATCCATCTTCACCTGTGCTGTTGGGTTGTAGTTATGTTTGACACATTGGATTGCATACTGTTCATTACGTGTGTACTCTTCAAAGAACTCTTCGATATCGGTACGCAAGAACATATCCGAATCCATAAATAAAGCCCAGCCATCATACTGATTAAGGGCAGGTATGAGAAAGCGTGTAAAAGTAAAGTCAGTACTGAAAGGTCTTCCATCGAACTCGTCTATCTTTACCCGCTTGTCATGCTGGACATCAATCCTAGCACTGCGGCGATACAAACCTGCTCTACGTAAGCCTGATTGTACAAGAGGAATGATGTCATATTTTGTGTTGTACTTAATAATTGATTGACGTAATACTTCATATGCCTCTTCCTCTCTCTGGTCAAAGCCAATATAGATTACTGGTCGCTTTGCTGTGAACATAAAAAACTCCTGATAATTAATTCAGACTATATTCTAAATCAATTATCAGGAGAAGTCAAGTGTTTTTTTTTTATGCTGCTGCTATGTCTACAATCTCACACACCCCTGCGGTACAAGCTAACTCTCTACCGCCTGATGTTGTGTCTTCTTTCTCAAAGTCTTGTAGCTTATTCCAGTCAACATTCTTAGGCATCTTCTTAACCCACTCTTTGTAGGTGTTAGCATCAATGTCCTGATAAGGTGCTTGCTGGTATGTATGTTCGCTAAATGGTAGGAAGCTGATGCCACTCACCTCATCGAAATGTTCGTATACCCAAGCACCTACTTCCATCCACTCAGATTCTTTCACTGAAATTGTTACGCTAGGCTTATGTTCACACCAGTGTCGTTGGTATGTAAGCCACAACTCTAGCTGCTCAATAGCTGTCATACCTGTACGTGTAATTGCATTGGCAGGTGACTTCATTGGGAAGCTGAACACTGTTGTACTATCAGGCTTCATTACGTCAGGTTCTGCAGGGATGCCCTGAGACATAAGGAACTGTGTCAGTGGGTCTTTGTTATCACCACGAACAGTACGAATGTAGTAGGGGTTATGTCGTGCATGAATACCGCTGGCTGCATCAGTAAGCTGAGACACAGTACCACTAGGTTTCACACAAGTAACAGCTACAGACTGTGGAATGTTTAGTCGTTTAGCCATAGTCTCATTAGCTATTACTGAGGCATCTCTTAGAATCTCTAAGAGTACTTCCAGCTTATTCCCTGTTGTAGATGTAAGACTGTTATCCATAATGCCTGTCAATGACACACCAAGCAAGCGTTCTTCCTCAGTGTTCTTCTTCCAGATATTACGAATGTATTTAAAGTTGGTCAGTGTAGATTGGAAAGTACCAAGGATTGTGGCAAGACGTACCTTCTCCTTCAGTGTTTCCATTGTATCATTCTCACGCACTACCACCTCTGATAGATTACAGAACTGGTATGGGCGTAGGATGATTTCACTACAAGGGTTGCAACCAAAGTCATGGTCAGCATCTCTTCGTCCATTCTTAGCTGCTTGTTTCTTAGCAGCCTCACGGTTAAAGATACCACGCTCACCTGACTTGCTGTCATACAAGGACAGCCACTCACGCATGAATGTACCCATCTCAGGCTTCTGCTTGTAGGCTACAGAGTTATTAGCCAAGGCACGTTGCCCTTCATTCTCCCACCACTGGCCTGACTTAGCATGAGCCATCTGGTCATCGTTAAGATTAGACAGGCTGATGAGGGCTGAACGCCGTACACCACCTACTACCACAACCTCACCAATCTTGCACATGATATCATGGCATTCGATTGGGTAGAGCCTACGTCCTGCAGCACCCTTGAACTTCTCAATACAGAACTGAAATAATTCAACAAGTGGTTGTGGTCCAGAGGCT